CTCGTAGCCATAGTTAATATTGGCTTTGCCTCTAGTCTAATTTTTATATCATCCATTAAATTCTCCTAAAATATTTTCTTTTGTCCAAGTTTTTATGTCCTTATCAATTAGCTTTAGTTTTGTCCGTACATGAATGGACAGCTCATGTACAAGCTTCATTGCTTTCTTTGACGCATCTTTATCTAAAGCAATTGTTACCTGCTCATACCCCTTACAGTATTTTAAATATTCTGTCAACAAATTTGTCCCCATCAAAGCCATGCCTTTAATGTCAGCCATTGTCAACGCACAGGCACTGGCACAGTCCTCAACAATTACAAGATGATCACTGTCATTTTTTGTAACGAATGGCACTCGTGATGATGCGTACCTTTTCCATTTTGGTTTGATTTTTGTCAGCGATCTACCTACGGCATCTACAAGAGTTTTATCTTTGTATACAAGAAACACACACCTGTCTTCCCTGACATCATACCGAATGTCAGCGTATCTGTTTTCATAAGCATAATGTGCCTGTACAGAATGGAGATAGTCAACTACTCTATTAGACCTTCCCACTCCAACCCACTGTTTGTCATATACAGAAAGATCTATTCCTTTCCTCTTCGTAGGTTCAGCCGATAAAGAGATCTGCCTACCCGTCTTTGTAGATCCTTTAATTTGACAGTCAGCATGATAGCAATTGTACAACAGCTTGCCAGAAACATTAGAAACATTGAAAGTATTCCTACGATTACAAACAGGGCAGTCGCCTCTATATGTTTCCTCATTAGGTATAGATAGTGCCTTAACAAATTCAAATACATTCTCTTTATCCATTACTAATACCTTTTTATAATTCTACTTAAATCATTATACTATACCAGAACTCTTGTCAATAAAAATATTTTTTTTATTAGGTATTGACATTTATAATACTATATACTATATGTATATAATGGAAGATTTAAATAATAAAGTATCTGATAGTTTTTCAAAAGAACTTCTTGACTTATGTAATAAGTATATGTTACTAGGAATAGATAGAGCTGAACAATGTACTATTATACTTAATGTATTTACTGGAATATATATTACATTTATACATGAAATAGAAACACTAATAAAAGAAAAGGAAAAACCCGATGAAACTTTACACTGAAACATTAGTAACTTCAGCTATTAAAAACATGGTAGGTCATAAAATATTTAAAGCTATGTTTGTAAAAAGAAATGGTGAAGTTAGAGAAATGAATTGTAGATTAGAAGTTAAGAAACATTTGAAAGGGGGAAAAAATGTAAATAATAAAGATAGGTATTTAACAGTTTATGATTTAAAGAGTAAAGGTTATAGAAATATAAACCTTAATACTATTATAGAAATTAGATGTGGTGGAAATATAATCAAACGATTTACAGGAAACACTGGTAACATCTATGTTTTAGCAAAGGAAAAGTGATATGTTAGTAGATGATTTTTATACATTAGGCTCTGCATTAATGCGTTCACAATTTGGATTGCCTACTGTATATGTAATGAAAGATAGTGAATACCAAAAACTTATCAACAAAAGAATAGAGAGTAGAATACAAGGTCTTGAAGAACATAAAAAAAGTCTTACAGCAGGTATGGAAAATGCTGATAGACAGATAGCTAAACTTAAAGAAGAACTTCAAGAAGTACCAAAAGAAGTAACTAAAGAGAAGTCATAATGGAACTCTTATATTATGCCATAATTTCATACTGTTTAAGTACCTGTTCAGTAGCTGAAGATTTTACAAGATATGTATATACACCTGCAGTTTCTTTAGAAGAGTGTATGCAAGCAACAGAAGAAATGGCAAAGTGGGAGAGAAAACAGCATAATGAGTTAGTGCATAAACCAATTAATACTCTCTGTGTACAAACAGGAGTTATGTCAGAAGAACGTTTGTCTCTACATAAAGAATGGCATCCATGACAAATATTATAACATTAGTAAATGAAAATAAGATATTAAAAAAGAATGTCAAAGATTTACAGGGACAACTACAGATGGCGTATAAGAAAATATATGAGTTGACAGAAAGATTGAATAGGTATAAGGTCAGAGAAAGTACTCAAAGTGAGGAGAAACACTATGACTGAAAACACTTTTATTAAATGGATAAAAGATGAAGCTAAAGATTATGAAAGGAGAAAAGCTGTGCCTAAGAAAAAGAAAGAAGAAAAAAGTCAGATAAGTGATGCTGTACTGAAACTTGTCAATATTACTAAAGAACTAACAAGACATATTGACGAGTGTGGAATACGGTACATTACTTACAATGATGTACACAAAGTTGAAGATGCTATAGACATTGTTGTAGAAGAAACAAATTTAAAACTCCAAAAACACGTTCATGAAGCTGGTGAACAAAAAGGAGAACTGTCAAGAGCATGGTGGTCTGATTTTGTTAGAGCAGATGACCCAAGAGCATTTAAGGAGGAAGAAGATGGAAAATAAGAAATACCACACTAGAAAAGGAATGACACCTCAAATTATTAACATACTTAAAGACGGAGAGTGGCATACTGTACAGGAAATCTCAAAAGAGATTGGATATTTAGAAACAGGAACGTCAGCAGGTATCCGTAGTTTAAGAAAAGACGCTTATGGCAACTTAAATATTGTTGGCAGGTGGTTAGGTGGAGTTTACCACTATCGTCTTGAAGAGGGTAAGTGGGGTGAACAGTTAGAACTTGCTGTATAGAAAAGTTTTGTTGGTGCAGGCATGAAAGGACTTTATTGTCAGTACAGGCTAAATGCTTAAAATTATACCTGTCTCAGTGAATTGACACATGGAGTATAAAATATGCCAACAAAGGAAAGAGAGTGGTCTTTAATTAGACTGCTCTTTTTTTTTTGTTGACAAGGTTTTTAATCTGTAGTAGTGCTTGGATAGAAAGGAAAAAAGATGATACGCAATTTTACATTTTTAGATGATCCTGTTAAGAAAAGAACATCAATCGGTCATTCCTGTAGAAGTAGACCAAAGAATAAACATAAGAGAAGGTCGTGGAAGAAGTATAGAGGACAGGGGAGATGAAGATGGATAAACTAACAGAACATGAATTATTAAAAAGACTTGATAATGAATTTTATGATGTTGATTTTCAAGTTGTAACAAGTGCAACTAAAGGTGTTGTGGCTACTGTTCAATTTTATGAAGATAAAATAGAGGAGAATGAAGATGACACATAGAATAGGAGATAAAGTTACTATCATTTGGAATACAGAAGAACTACCTATGGAATATGCCAATGGTCATTATCCTAATGAGAAAGAAACAGTAACAGTTCTATCAGAAGATGAGGAATGTTACCATTGTACTAATTCTGTATGGGTATCAAAGAAACATGAAGATGATTATGTATGGGAGAATGAAGATGTTCCTAGTAACATATAAAATCCATGACGGAGAGCATGAATACTATGAATACTCTTGGTTCTCTATGGGTACTCAATCTGATTATGATGCAGGAATTATTAAAGATAAGATACTGATAGAGGAAGTTTATGGTGGAGAAGTTGAACAAGAAGAAGGAACAAATAAATATTTTTCAAGAGATTGGGATACATTCATACAAGTGTATTCTGTACAGGATATAACAGTAAAGGAACTAAAGATGTTAAGCAAATTTGGTATAGTAAGTTATGATGGAGAAGGTTGATGAATGAATATACCTTTACAGTGCCATGCTGTTATTCTTACACTATACAGGCAAAAAGTGAAGAGGAGGCAAGGAAAATTTTAGTGAAAGACGGAGGAATAAATTTAAGTGGTGAGTTGTGTGGTTGTGAAACAGAAGATTATAAGAATGCAGAGTTAGAAGAGGTGGTGGAAAATGTCAATAATTAAACCTGCCGAAGAGAATATTGTCATTATGGATAATGCAGTTTTCAAAAGTATTGTCAGAGAGATAGCTGAGGAGATGTTTCGTAGGTCAACTATGCAATGGAGTTATAATGACTTGCATGACATAATGGGAGATGGGAAGAGATTGCCTAAAGCACAAAAGATATACAGACAGCATTATGATTTTGTCAGAGCTTGTTTGAAAAGGCATTATATATATAAAGAAAAAAAAGATTGACAGCAGTTTTAAGTTATGTCTATTCTGTACAAAGGAAGGAAATTGTCATGATGAAAAAATCAATCACTAAAATAAATTCACAACTGTCTGTCAATGCATTAAAAAAGGAAATTGTCATGAGTTTAGATAGTCAACAACAAAGTAGTTTAGAGGACTTACAAGAGGAGACTGTACAGGAAGTATTGGATATGTCAGTTAAGGATTTTTGTTTAGAGTGTAAAGAGTATATAAGAAAAACAGGTTATCATAAGTTTTCTGTACAGGATATAGTGGATATTATGGTGGGGGAGAAAAGAAAATGATAGTAGCAAATAACAATACACTTAAATCATTAGGATTAGATTACTCTGTACAGGAATGGCAAGATAAAAGAATAAATGCCATTAATAGAATATTGTCAAAAGCAAGGTACAATCATAAAGAGGTTGCAGAAAAGTATATAGACGAGTATACTAGGGTGTGTAATTCAAAAGCAATTGATAAGAGGGAATATAAAAAAGAAAATGTTAAAAACAGTTGAAAAAAGCAGAGCAAAAAAGACTACGGGAAGTGCTGTTACCTATAGAGCAGGAAAGGATAATGTTTTTGGTAGTTGTCCCAATACTTGTCCACTTAATCCTGTACAGGATAAAAGTACAGATGAGATTGATTGGTATTATTTAAAAGCTGTACTTCATGCAGTACCAAAAAAGGGAAAGGCATTTACATTTACCCATTTCAAACTTGAAAACGAGCCACTTGATAAATTGTTCTTGTTACATGATATAAAAGTTAATGAAAATACTACTACTATCAATCGGTCAACGGATAGTTTAGATGAGGCAGTTGCTGTACATAGTAAAATGTTTCCAACTGCTGTAACTCTACCTTATAAAAATGCAGGCTATCCACCAAATGTCAAAAAAAACTTCACTTATAAAAATGTCAGATTTGTTAGGTGTCCAGCAGAATATAACAAAACAATAACTTGTAAAAATTGTCAGCTCTGTACACGTAAACTACGAAATTTTGTCATTGTATTCTATGCCCATGGTAATCAGAAGGAATTAGTAGGTAAAAAAGAGAACGGTGGTTGTTATGGTACTTTTGGAAATGTCAGATATCAATGGGAGCATACGAGAAAAAATGTCAAAAATGTCAGCAAGTACAACTTTAACTCTTTTATTAGTTCAACTATAGAACAAAAACAACTGAAGGATTTTGCAAACAGTTTAGATACGGGAACTCTACTCCGACATCATGTCGTGGGGGATTTTGGGAAGATTAAGTACTCTGTACAGAATAAAAATACTTAAAATTAATATTTGCTTATACTTTATTATTGTGTAACGATACTATTTTAACTCTAACTATATATAGGAAGGAAATTCAAAATGTTAGATGCAGAAAACGTAATGGGAACAGGAACACACATCCTACCCGAAACTCATAAGCACAATGATTTAAAAGATTTAAGTCTATTTGACTTTGGTATACAGGAAGAGGATTTATACTATAAGTTTAACGGTGATTACTTAAAAGCAGATAAAAGAAAAGCAGTAGTCCGTTCCGATACGGGAGATTTTATCGGCAATCACAGTAAACGGTATAAAACTATACCACATATTGACTTGTACAAAAAACACACCGAAAAATTACTTGATAGCAATCTTGGTGGTGGTGCTTTGGAAGTCATTGATCAAACTTGGGATAATGGTGCTAAGGCAAGGAGAACTATTCATTTCCTTGACCATAAAACTGAAGTTAAGAATAATGATAATATTTGTTTACGTTCCGATATCTTTAACTCTATAGACGGGTCTTGGGCGTTTCAAACTTTTACTGGTGCATTCCGTAGCTTGTGTTTAAATACCCTAGTTTTTGGTGGGCAAAAGTTTTACCATGAAAGAAGAAAACATACTTCGGGATTAAATGTTAATTCAGCTTTGTCTAAAATAAGTAATACTTTAGATATATACACCAATCAATCAGATAAGTTTAAGAAGTGGAGTAATGCAAAAGTAACTGATGCACAAGTTATTCAGTTGTTGGCAAATACTGTTGCAAAAAAGGAAAGTAAAACAGTTGCCACTTTATCTGACTTAAATGATATTGAAGTAAGAGATGATGATTTATATAAAAAAGATGTGTACAATAAAGACTTGGTTAATACTAACTTATGTGATTATTTGTACTATAGATATCAGCAGGAACAAGGCTCACTTGGTCAAACTCTTTGGGCTTTGTATAATGCTGTTACTCATTGGAGTACTCACACTGATGAAACTTTTGAACGTGAAAACAAAAAAGGGAAAGTCATTGAGATATCAATGGGAAGAAAAGGCAGTCAAAAAGCTAATGTACAGAAGGACAGAGAAATTGCAGTTCGCAATATGTTAGACAGTCGTCATTTTGTTGCTTTGGAAGGCTTGGCAGTGGCATGATAAATATAACTTATAACACACAAGGCAATAATCATGGAGATAATAAACGCATTATTTAAGATAGCTTGGATAATAATCATAATAGTTATATTAATGGTTTTACTATAATCTAACGAAAGGAGGCTCTCTGAAATTAAATATTGATAAATCAGACAATTATATGTACATTAAAATGGTAGGTATTAATTTATCTACCATTTTTTTTAATAACAGGAGATGTTAAAATGACAAATGAAGTTAAAACTGCAAAAACAATAACACTTTATCAAGATGATTTAGTCAATGCTGTTCGTACTCAGAATATAAACGGGTTCGTTACTGATTGCACAGAAGAATTTCTTGATAAATTCTCATCAAAAGATAAGGGTTTATTAGTTATGGGTGTTGTCATGGGTCAAAATAATATGCTTAAATTTCTAAAGAGTGTATTATAT